CTAAGCCGTCAAGCTATGGACGAAGCAAAGCACTTCCGTATGGTAAAGGAAGTAATCGAGCATATCACTGGTGAACCACTAGATGTTGCTGCTGCATTCGCTGCTGAAGCAGAGAAACCTCAGGCAAAAGGTGCTGAACTTTTAGATAAGTATGAAGCATCTGATGATGAAGCTGCACTCGCTGCATACCAATTGGTAGCAGAAGGAAGAGCAGAAGCAGTATGGAAAGAAATGGCAGACTGTGTAGAAGATAAGTTTATCTCTTCACGTTATGCAACTATTGCTAAAGACGAAGGATTCCACTCAAACTTAGGTGGACGTTCACTTTCAAGATTAGTTGAAGGTAGCGAAGAACTTCAATCACATGTTCTCTCACTTGTAGAGAAGATGAGAGCAGATCTACTTGAGATCAGCAATAAGAACACTGCTACTCCTCTAGCCGTTGTCTAAAGGGTTTACGTCCTTTTCGGATTTCATTATCTAACCAATATTCCTTTATAGGAACTACATACTTATGATTGGCATCGACGCTTATAAAGTTATCGATGCCTTTTGTTGTTACAGGGAATTCTAATAATCTACCAAGATATTCAATATATTTTTCTTTCCATAAAAAGAATGCTTCATGGTCAATGAAGTGACATGTTATATCCTTGAAGTATTCTAGGGCAGTATCCATAGTTACCTCACCACCAACACGTTTCTGTTGGAGTTCATTTATATTTCTATCTCTTACAATTACTGCTATAATTGGCATCACACCAAGAGATATTGCCTTGCGAGCAACCTCACATATTTTTGGTGTCTGCCTTACACCATCATAGAAGAAAGGCACACTGACATTAGCACAGAAGAAGTTACCCTCTGCAAATGTCTCTTTGGTTATCTTCTCTGGGTTTACCCAGTATTCTGCAAATGGTTCTTCGTCACTAGGAACCCAATACTTATCATGTAGACTTTCCCACCCAACCACATTCTCATGTGCACTGAGTAGTCTAGCAAATAGATGATTACCAGAACCCTGAGGACCACATACAATCAATAATTTTTTCATTTTAGACAGAATAAGAAATCGTTTACCAGACTTTCTGATTTTTCTTTACCAAACTTACTAGAAAGATAACCAGCAACAGGATCTAGTCTAGTCATATAAGCATCAAAGTCTTTGTAAACACTGGGATCTATTCCAGTTGGTTTCTCTGATTCTAGCATGTCAATATAGACTTGGAGATACTTTTTGAACATATCAAGATGTTCATTTACCTCATCTGGTTTACAATATCTCACAAAAATATTATCAGAGAAGTGATTACCTTTCTCAAAGAAACGATAGTCTTCTGTTGCTACTGGCAATCCTTCTATGCGATATGGATAATTTTCTTTAGGATGCTGGAAATCAAAAACAATAATTACTCGCTTCTCATTGAATGCCATCAGATCCATACCAAAACAAGGAAGGTTACTTCCTGTCTTTGGATATGCTATACAGTTGAAGATATCAGTATGCTTACCATTAGATATATCTACTTGTCTTGATTTGAGTAGATATGGATGAGCATGTTCCATAGCATTCAAGGTAGTTCCTTTACCTTCCCAGTTAGCCCATGAGCGTTCAAACTTCATAGGTAACATGCTTCTATAAGCACTTATGTAATCATTCCAAATACTCATAAATTAGCAGCACCTCTTGGATCCTTCATCATAATTATGATCTGTGTCTTTTAGAATTGGTTTATTTGCGTCGGGGTGGTTTGGATTCCATGGAAAGGGAACTCCAGTTTTGTTACCATCATCCAACGGATTATGTTCTACGTAATTAATATATTTTGCATTAGCATCTTGTTCTAATATTTGATCTACTCTCTTATCGTACCATGCTATTGGGAGTCCTACATTTAATGATTTCAAATACTCTTGCTTATACAGATAAAGCAATTCATAACTCAAGAAAGTTGGTTTCTCAAATTGATGCAATTGATCTAAAAAATGTCTTACAGTTGACTCTTCCCTTATCCTCTTCTGCTGATTTTTCAGTATAGTCTGATCCCTACCTATGACTAAGATCTTGGTTTTTACTCCCAAGTCCTGAGCATTTGTGCAAAACTGCACCACGTTTGGACACCATTTAGTCCCTTTACTTTCTATGCCAAGTGGGATACTTATAGAGGTAAAGTAATATTGACTTTGCGACCAGTTAAATTTATGCAGAGTGGACGGATCCTTCCAATACTCAGCAAAGGGTTCTGAAAAACGGTGAGCTTCCCAATAATTATCGAGTAGACTCTTCCAACCAAAAACGTCCTCGTGTAATGAGAATATTTTAGACCAGAGGTGGTTGCCCGAACCTTGCGGTCCCGTTAGCACAGCGAGTGTTTTTGTCATCATAATCAGCACCTACACTAATTATAACATAAATATCCTTGACTGTATATACAGTTAGATTTAAGGTATATACCGAATGTATTAAATGGCTGCTCCTACAATTAAGATAAAGCGTTCTGCAGTATCAGGGAACGCACCAACAACCGCCCAGTTAGAGCTTGGAGAATTAGCTCTCAACACTTATGACGGAAAATTATTTACAGAGATCAATACTGGCAGCCCATCAATAGTAGAAATAGGGTCAAATCTAAACACCCTATCAGTAAATACAATAACTTCTAATGTATCATTTACAGCAGATGCAACTTTTACAGGTGATGATTATAATGTTGTCTGGGATAAGAGTGATAGTTCATTAGAATTTGCAGATAATGCAAAGTTATCTTTCGGTGCTTCGTCGGATTTACAACTATATCATAATGGAAATCATTCAAGAATTTTAGATTCTGGTACAGGTAAGTTACAATTAGGAAGTGATACACAAGTTGAGATACTGAATGGTGCCTTTAGTGTTCCCATAGCACAATTCAACGCTGGTGGATCTGTAGTTCTTAGAAATAATAATACCACAAGATTTGAAACCACCTCGATAGGTGTGAATGTAACGGGTCATAGTGAACTTGATAATATAAAAAGTGTTGGTATTGCTACGTTTTCTAATAATGCAATACATGCAAACATATATTCAACTGGTATATCAACCATATCTGGATTTAGATTTCCAACAACCGATGGGGATGAAGATCAAGCCCTTGTTACAGACGGAAATGGTTCACTCTCATTCAAGACTCTATCAGGTGGTGGAGGTGGTGCTACAGGTGCTGCTACAACAATATCTGCTGGTGTAACTACTGCAACTCAAGGTCAAACTGTATTTACTACAGCACATCCACATAATGATGGCACTACAACCAGAAGTGTTCAGGTATTCATCAACGGTATTAAGCAAAGACCTTCTGGTGCTGGTAATGCAACAAAAGATTTTACTGCATCATCAAACTCAACAATAACCCTTGAGAATGGTGCTACTCTTGGAGATGAAGTAAGAACTATAGTTTATTATAATCATACACTTGATGAAGAGTATTTTACTGCTACACAAGGACAAACACTCTTTACTTTGACAGGTAGTAGTGCTGCTCAAAAATTCTTTAGGGTATATGTAAATGGTGCAAAAATGAGGAACGGTACAGACTATGGTGTTGCTGCTCCTGTAACTTTTGTATCTCCATGTGCTGTAGGTGATAATGTAGAGATTGTTTGTGATGATGCTGAAGATGCTTTTACAGCAACAGATCAACAAGTAAGTTTTACACCAACTGCTACATCTATTACAGAAGATAATATGCAAGTGTTCATCAATGGTGTTCAACAAACACCTACAGTAGATTATTCTATTGGTGACCCTGCTGTTACCTTTATCGATGCTTCTGGACTAAATGTAGGTGATCAAGTAGATGTTTGTATAAGACGTTCATAAATATAAAAAAGTAGATAGAAATGGCAAACCCATCCACTAGACAGGAATTAGTAGAATATGCCAAGAGGCAGTTAGGTCATCCTGTTCTGGAGATCAACGTTGCCGATGAACAAATTGAAGACGCTTTAGATGATACTCTCATTCTTTATCAAGACCGTCATATGGATGGTGTTGAGAAAATGTATTTGAAACACAAGATAACTAAAGATTTTACAGATGCAATTCAGGCAAGTGGTCAAGATGGGGCAGAAACTTCTATTGGTATTACTACAACAACTAGTCCTAGTGTAAACATCACAGGTATAGGTACTACTACTTTCTCATTTGAAGAAACACAAAACTTTATTCAGGTGCCAGATTCTGTAATAGGTATTGAGAAAATATGGAAGGTTGATAGTCGTGCTATAGCATCTAACATGTTCAACTTGACGTATCAGTTATTTTTGAACGAGATATATTACTTTAGTTCTATGGAACTGTTGAGTTATACACAGACCAAGAGATACTTAGAAGATATTGACTTTATATTACATCCCGACAAGCAGATAAGATTCAATAGAAGACAGAACAGATTATATCTTGACACTGATTATTCTAGTGTAAAAGAGGATGACTATCTTATTATAGAATGTTATAGAGTATTAGATCCTAATGATTATCCTAAAGTTTATAATGATAGATTTATAAAGAAATACTTTACTGCTTTATTAAAGAAACAGTGGGGTCAAAATCTTATCAAATACCAAGGTGTCAAGTTGCCAGGTGGTGTAGAACTAAATGGTAGACAGATATATGAGGATGGTCTTGCTGAAATGCAAGCACTTGAAGAGAAGATGAGCACAGAGTTTGAATTACCTGTAATGGATATGATTGGCTAATGGCACTAAATCCCTTCTTCTTACAAGGTAGTAAAGGTGAGCAGAACCTAGTACAGGATCTAATCAACGAAACTATACAAATACATGGTATAGAGTTCATCTATATGCCACGTATCTTTGTGAATACTAAAACTATATTACGTGAGGTAACTTCATCAAAGTTTGATAGAGCATTTCCAATAGAAGGATATATTGAATCATATGAAGGTTTTGATTCTGGATATAATCTTCTCACTAAGTTTGGTGTGAGATCAACTGCTGAGATGAAAGTATTGATATCTCAGGTAAGATATAAAGAATATATTCAACCATTACTACAAGATGTAACTGGATTATCTAAAGACCCTACAAGACCATTAGAAGGAGATCTAGTTTTCTTCCCACTTAGAGATATATTATTTGAGATCAAATATGTAGATGATGTTCATAACTTTTATCAACTACAAGAGAATTACACATATCAACTTACATTAGAACCATTTGAGTATGAAGATGAACAGATAAACACAGGACTCAATGAAGTTGACGATGACTTCCAGACTGCTGGATATAATGTAACTATGAAATTATCTGGTGCAGGTACAACAGCAACTGCTGTAACCAGTCTAGAAAGTGGTGCTATCTTCAAGATAGATATGATATCTGGTGGTGGTGGATATACTAATGCACCAAGAGTTCAGATTTCTCCACCTATAGGTGCTGGTAGAACTGCTACTGCAGTTGCAATAACAAGCACTACTGGTACTAGAAACTTCCAGTCACTATTAGTTGATTATGTTGAGATAACTGATCCTGGTGCTGGATATACTTCTACACCAACTGTACAGTTCCTTCCAGATGACGGACAAGGTACTGGAGCATCTGCAATTGCTGGTATTGGAACTGTTGGTTCCATCGGTGTTATAACTCTAACCTCTGGAGGTCAGCAATACTCAGTTCCTCCTACAGTTACATTTACCCCTGCACCTGCAGGTGGTCAAACTGCTATCGCTACTGCATTCATCAATACAACAACTAGAGTTGTATCTGATATACAAGTTACCAATAGTGGTTTTGGATACACAGTTGCACCTACAATTACAATTGGTGCTGGATCAACAGTTGGAGTTGGAACCTTCCTCTATGGTGATGTGATTACTGGTTCATCTTCACTAACAACTGCATTTGTAACTAAATGGGATAAACCAACAGGAACACTATTGGCAAGAAATCTTTCAGACAACTTTAGTGTTGGTGAAACTATCTACTCAAGTACAGGTGCAGCCTACATTCTAAATAGCATTGACTACGATGATGATGATGTGGTAAACACTGGTGATGAGATACAAACTTTCTCTGATACATCTATTCTAGATTTCACAGAACAAAATCCATTTGGTGAGGTATAATGTTAGGTTCTTATTTTTACAATGAAACTATACGTAAGTCAGTTATTGCCTTTGGTACACTGTTCAATAACATTCGTATTAAAAAATTTGCTAGTGATGGTAAGTCTATAAGTCAAGTAAAAGTTCCTATTGCATACGGTCCTATGCAAAGGTTCTTAGCAAGAATAGAACAACAACAGAATTTTGATGACAACGTAGCGTTGACTCTACCTAGGTTATCATTCGAGATGTCATCTTTTACTTATGACACTACAAGGAAAGCATCTCCGATAACTAAGTTTACAATGAAGAGTCCTAACTCTAAAACAAAACAGAAGAAGATGTTTCTTCCTGTTCCTTACGATATAGGATTTAGACTTAGTTTTGCTACTAAGTTGCAAGATGATTCTTTACAAATCATAGAACAGATACTACCATTCTTTCAACCATCATATGCTGTTACAATCAATATGTTGGAGGGAGTAGAAGAGAAAAGAGATATACCATTTACTCTAAGAAATGTATCCTTTACTGATGAGTATGAAGGAGATTTCTCTAATAGAAGATTTATTCAATATGATTTAGATTTTGTATGTAAAACATACTTCTATCAAGAGGTTCCAACAGACGAGAACGGAATTATCAAAAAGGTTCAGATCGATTACTCTACTGCTATCAGAGCACCACGAGTACAAAGATATGTTGTTACACCACAAGCTACGAAAGATTATAATGATGATACTGCTTCTACTCTAACTGCAGATGTAGATAAGAGAAAAACTCTAATTAGATTGAGTAGTATGGCTAATATCAATACAAGGACTTATATTCAAATCAATGAAGAAGTCATGTATATTAGGGAGATTGATGGTAACAATGTAGTGGTACGTAGAGGTCAATTTGGTAGCACCATCAGTGAACACTATAATGGTGATATTATAAATCAAGTTGATGCTGCTGATAGTGATCTAATTGAAGTTGGTGATGACTTTGGATTTAGTGAAGCTAAATCATTCTTTGGTAATGATGGTATGCAGTATAGTTCTGTATCTGGAACTGATGTGGAGGTTCAATCATGAATGAGTATGATCCTATAGACAAGGCACTTGATGTGAAAGCAGATATTGTCAGAGAAAAGAGAAAGATCTCTAAGAAGATAAAGGAACAAGATGATCCTACAAAAGATTATGAGTACAGTCGTGCTCAATTATATAATCTTGTAGAGAAAGGACAGGAGGCTGTCAATGGTATATTGGATGTATGTCAAGATTCACAACATCCAAGAGCGTATGAAGTTGCAGGTCAACTTATCAAGCATGTTGCAGATACAACAGACAAACTTGTTGATTTGCAGAAGAAGATGAAGGATCTAGATGAAGATAAAGGCGGACCTAAGAATGTCACTAACAATTCTTTGTTCGTAGGTAGCACATCTGATCTTCAAAAAATGTTGAAAGAGATGGGTAAAAAATCTAAATAATCTTATGGAAAATTATACTCTACAAGAAGAAATTAGAAGAAGAAATAAACCTTCTAATGTAAGAAAGAAAAAAAGATTAGAGTATGCTTTAAAAAATCTAAAGCAGAAGAAAGATGCTGCCATTGCTGCAGGTGCCTTGAAAGAAACTCGTATAATGAATAGTTCATCTATCGAGAAGTCTGGTCCTATTATTGATGTAACAGCAACTGAAGTAAAAGATAAGAAGAAGGGTGACAATGCTCAGAAGAGATCTAGTGCTATAGTAAAACGTGACGATAAAGGTTCTACTCTTGCTAATCGTGGCACAAAAGATACTGAGACAAAACCTCCGAGAAAACCAAACCCTTATTCACAAAAGAAAAATAAGTTCAAAGGAATCAAAGGTCCTAGTAAAGATACTATCAACAAGACTGTTAGTAAAATAGGTAGTGCTGCAAAGTCTGGTCTAAGTGCATTTACATCAGGGTATGATAATCAAGATGTAAAAGAATCAAAAACATTTAAACAGTTCACAGAACTTGCTGCTACTGCTGCTATTACTTCTCCTGTCTGGGCACCAAAAGTTGCTGGAGCACTTATGACAGCAGTTGGTGCTGGTGGAATGGTATATCAAGCTCACAGAAGAAATAAAGATAAGTCTGGTGAATCTGGCAAATCATTAGAACAAAGAGTGAATGCAAAAAATTCACAAGGTGCTGGTGGATCACCTGGTCAAATTTTTAATAAGAAAAAACCTATAGAAGGATCTCCTCTTCCCGATGATGTAAAATCTAATATAAAAAACATGCTCAATAAATTAAAAAAGAAAAATAATTAAATTATGTCTGCAACAAGTGACATCTATCTTGGTAATCCGAATCTAAAGAAAGCAAATACACAACAAGAATTCACTAAGGAACACATTGCAGAGTTCCTAAAGTGTAAGGATGATCCAGTTTATTTCACACACAATCATATCAAGATTGTGAACGTGGATGAGGGTTTGGTCAACTTTGAAATGTATCCTTTTCAGGAGAAGTTGATTTCAAACTTTCATAAGCACAGATTCAACATCTGTAAAATGCCACGTCAGACTGGTAAGTCTACAACCGTAGTATCTTACTTACTACATTACGCAATTTTCAACGATAACGTTAATATTGGAATACTCGCAAACAAGGCAGCGACTGCTAGAGATTTGCTCGGCAGACTACAACTGGCGTATGAAAACTTGCCGAGGTGGATGCAGCAGGGCATCGTTGCTTGGAACAAAGGATCAATGGAATTGGAAAACGGTTCCAAAATTATAGCAGCATCTACATCAGCATCAGCAGTTCGAGGTATGTCATTCAACATCATCTTCCTTGATGAGTTTGCATTCGTGCAGAACCACTTGGCAGATGACTTCTTTGCGTCTGTTTATCCTACTATATCTTCTGGTAAATCTACCAAGGTTATAATAGTATCAACGCCACATGGTATGAACCACTTCTATAGGATGTGGCATGATGCCGAACGGGGGCAGAATGAATATACTCCAACAGAAGTTCACTGGTCTGAAGTGCCAGGCCGAGATGCTAAATGGAAATCACAGACTATTAGGAACACTAGTAAACAACAGTTTGCTATTGAGTTTGAGTGTGAGTTCTTAGGATCTGTTGATACCTTGATATCAGCAGCGAAGTTAAAATCAATGGTATATGAGAACCCTATAGAACAGAATGGTAAGTTATCTGTATACGAGAGACCTTACAAAGGGAGAGATTATATTTGTACAGTTGATGTAGCAAGAGGTGTATCAAAAGACTACAGTGCCTTTATAGTTGCAGACATCACAGAGTTTCCATATAAGATTGTAGCAACGTATAGAGATAATGAGATCAAACCTATGTTGTTTCCTTCTATTATAGAAGAGACTGCTAGTGCATATAACAATGCTTATGTTCTATGTGAGGTCAATGATATTGGTGATCAGGTTGCATCTATATTATTCTATGATCTAGAATATGAAAACTTACTGATGGTTGCTATGCGTGGTAGGGCAGGTCAGATAGTGGGATCAGGATTCTCTGGTGTCAAGACACAACTAGGTGTAAAGATGAGTCAAGTTACTAAGAAACTTGGTTGCTCTAACTTGAAAACACTGATAGAAGAAGATAAACTTACATTTATGGATTATAATATCATAAGTGAGTTGACCACATTCATACAGAAGAAACAATCATTTGAGGCAGAGGAAGGATGTAATGATGACCTTGCTATGTGTCTAGTCATCTTTGCATGGTTGGTAGCACAAGACTATTTCAAGGAGATGACTGACCAAGATGTCAGGAAACGTATCTATGAAGAACAAAAGAATGCTATTGAGCAAGACATGGCACCATTCGGATTTGTCATGGATGGATTGGAAGATGATTTAGATCTAGTTACTAGTGATGGTGACAATTGGAAAAAGGCAGATGAATATGGTGATAGATCATTCATGTGGGAGTATCATGTATGATTGATCCCAAGTGTTTATTTGAAGATGGATCATTAGCTTTCTCTGCTACTGGTCATTTGCTCCCATGTTGTTGGTATGATAATCATAAGAAAAAATTTATACCACAACTCATACAAGATAAGTTTATAGGACAACCAATAGATAAGATATTGGAGTCTGAAGAATGGACTGAGTTCATCAATAAGTTGGAGAACAACCCTGAATCATTACCTCATGGTGCATTTGAAAATTGTTATAGGTATTGTAAATGCGAAAATTCCGCACCGTAAATGTTGATTTAGGAAACGTATGTAGTTTACAATGCCCTGCTTGTGCTAGAACAATGTTTCGTGATGGTAGAAATGGATATAAGAAAGGAAAGATACCAGGCAGACCATTACCATTATCAGAGATAGAATCAATAACTGATTATTTTCAAGCAATTACTTTTTGTGGGCAAAACTCTGATCCACAATTTCATCCTGACTTTCATAAGATACTGAAGATATGTACAAGGAAAAATAGATCAGTTAGAGTTCATGTTGCTGCTACAGGTAAACCAAAAAACTGGTGGATTCAGGCATTCATGCTCTCTATGAAACATGATGTCACATGGATTTTTGGTATAGATGGATTACCAAAAGATAGTCACAAGTATAGGATTAATCAAGATGGTGAGTTCTTATATGAGATGATGTTGAGATGTGCTAAGTATAAAATCAAAACTGTTTGGTCTTATATAATTTTCAATTATAATGAGAACAACATACAAGAGTGTAGAGATATAGCAAACAAACATGGTATTGAATTTGAGCTTGTAAACTCATGTAGGTGGTATAACGAGACAATGGAATCATACAAACCTAGTGATAAGTTTATAGAACTATCCAATAGTTTCAAGCAACAAAGCGTTCGTAGCAGCGAAAAATCCTAAATAATTTCAGTCAAAATCTAGGGAACAGCAGGGAGTTAGAATGGCACTTCGATTAGCATCTCCAGGTATTTCAGTAAGAGAGGTCGATCTTACTCGTGGTGGCGTGGACTTCACACTCAATGTAGTTGGTGGTATTGCTGCTCCGTTTAAGAAAGGACCAGTAAATGAGATTACCAGAATTAATAATGAAAAAGAATTAGTTGAGGTCTTTGGAACACCAGGTGTAGGAACAACAGATTATCATTATGAAACTTGGTATGCAGCCTCAAACTTCTTATCCTATGGTGGTAAGTTGGATGTGGTTCGTAGTGCTGGTGGCGATCTGAATACCGCAAACGCAGGTGTTGCATCTGCAAGCATCAACCTTCTTTTGGAAGGATACGATGATTACGTAAACAACCAAGCAGATGATACAACTTGGTTATTTGCAGCAAAGAATCCAGGTCACTGGGCAGAAAATATAAAGGTTGCTGTTATTGATAACGCAGCAGACCAAACAATTACACCTACCTTACAATCAGGTACAATAGCATCTAATGTAACAGTTGGATTTGGTGTTACTCAACATCTAACAGGAACAACTGTTGGTGTTGGTACAACTGCAGCAGCAACAGGTATACTAAAAGGTATTGTTACTGCTAAGACATCAACAACTTTTGATGTCAGGGTTGTAAGTACAGTCATAAATGGAACAGAGACATTAGTAGATTATCAACAGAATTCACAGTATGAGTTCAAGACAGGAGAAAGACTGAACATCGTCAATGGTAGTGGAAGCACCACTGCATTTGGTTCTACGATAACTTCAGTAGATTGGTACAATCAACAGAACATTCTTACCAGTGTTGCTGATGGTGGATCAGACTTTACTACTTTATCTTGGAAGTCTGTACTCAACAAACCAAGAACAAATAACTACGTATCTAGAAGAGATGGCTCAAACGATGCTCTTCACGTTGTTGTTATAGATGCAGGTGGTGGAGTAACAGGAGATGTCGGATCAGTTCTGGAGAAGTTCCCGAACTTATCTAAAGCATCTGATGCTACAGCAGCAGGTAGTGAAAAGGTATACTATAAAGAGTACCTTGCTGATAACTCAGAGTATATCTTCGCAGGTCACTCACTGACTTACGGAACAAATACTACATGGGGCACATCTCCAATAAAATCTGGATTTAGTTCAGGTTTCACTGGGGTATCAAATAATGCTGCTGCATGGGGTCAAGAAGCGAAGAACGTCAAGTTCAGTTCCATCGGTAATGTCAAGTACGATCTAACAGGTGGTCTTGATTACACAGGTGTAGGACTTTACAATGCTCCATTAGGAGACATTCTAAATTCATACGATAAGTTTGCTGATCCAATAGACAGTGATATTAGATTCTTACTTCAAGGTGGATGCTCTGGAACAAAAGAAGAAGAGCAAGCAAAAGCAAATAAACTAATACAATTAGCAGAGGGTAGGAAGGACACAGTTGCGGTGATATCACCTAACAGAGGATCAGTTGTAAACGTAGCAAGTGCTGCAGATCAACTAAAAAATGTTCTATCATTCTTTGCACCACTAACTTCATCGTCATACGTGGTATTCGACTCTGGATTCCAGTACGTATACGATAGATTCAATAAGAAGTTTGTTTTCATGCCTACCTCTGCAGACGTAGCAGGTTGTATGGTAAGAACAGACAGAGACTTCTTCCCTTGGTTCTCACCTGCTGGTTTACAAAGAGGTGGATTGAACTTTGCTATCAAACTAGCATTCAATCCTGGTCAGGATGCAAGAGACCAGTTGTATTCTAATAGAATCAACCCAATCACATCTAAACCTGGCGATGGCATCGTACTATTTGGTGACAAGACAGGTCTTTCATTTGAGTCTGCATTTGACAGAATCAACGTAAGAAGATTGTTCATCACTATTGAGCAAGCAATCGAGAACGCTGCTAAGTCAGTGCTCTTTGAACTCAACGATGCTGGAACTCGTTCCAATTTCGTAAATATCGTTGAACCATTCCTAAGGGATGTTCAAGCGAAGAGAGGAATTCAGGACTTCCTACTTGTTTGTGATGATACCAATAACACTCCTGATGTTATTGATCGCAATGAGTTCATTGCTGACATCTTCGTGAAGCCAGCAAGATCAATCAACTTCATTGGTCTAACCTTTGTTGCTACAAGAACTGGAGTTTCCTTCAGTGAAGTTGTAGGAACTGTTTAATAGGAGACTCCCACAATTATGGCATTAGACAAGAACATTTTCTCAGTTCCAAACAACGAAAGATCAATTGACTCTTTCAAAACCAGATTAGCACAAGGTGGTGCTCGTCCTAACCTCTTTGAGGTGGAAATGGACTTCCCATCTGGTGTAGGTATATTCGACGATGAGATAGAGAATACTACTCATCGTATGATGATCAAAGGAGCACAGTTACCAGCGTCTAACATCGCTGAAGTCATTGTTCCTTTCAGAGGAAGACAACTCAAAGTTGCAGGTGATCGTAGATTCGATCCTTGGACAATCACTGTTGTAAACGATGGTGATTTCAAACTACGTCAAGCATTTGAGCGTTGGGCAAACTTCATCATCAAAGTATCTGACGGATCTGGTACTATCACTCCTTCAGACTACTTCGCTGATTGGAGAGTAAACCAGTTAGGTCGTGCACAAACAGATCTCAACACTCGTGGAGATCAAAGTGGTGCTACACTTCCAGTATTACGTAGATACAACATGAGAGGTTGTTGGCCATCTGCAGTAAGTGCTATTGAGTTATCATATGATACACAAGATGCAATTGAAGAGTTTCAGGTAACACTTCAGGTGCAGTGGTGGGAAGCATATGATGCCAATAATCAAGATTCTGTGGTATAATAAATACGTAAAACTAGGGGAAACAATATTATGGCCAAGCTTTTTGGTTTCTCAATTGAAGATGAATCCAAAAAACCCAAAGGTGTAATCAGCCCAGTTCCTCAGAATAATGAGGATGGGGCTGATTATTTTCTATCTTCGGGTTTCTATGGTCAGTACGTTGACATTGAAGGTGTCTTTCGTACTGAGTTTGATATTATTAAGAGATACCGTGATATGGCACATCACCCAGAGTGTGATACTGCTATCGAGCATGTGGTCAATGAAGCAATTGTATCTGATACTAATGACAGTCCTGTAGAGATAGACTTAGATAATCTAAATGTAAGTGATAAACTCAAGCGTGTCGTAAGAGATGAATTCAAGTATATAAAAGACTTGTTGTCATTTGATAAGAAGTCACATGAGATTTTTAGAAATTGGTATGTTGATGGTAGACTTCATTATCATAAAGTAATTGACTTACAAAAACCAGAAGAAGGTATTCAAGAACTAAGATATATTGATGCTCTCAAGATCAAGTTGATGAGAGTACAAAATAAAAATGAGAAAGGTGCTAGAGGAGCAGAAGGTATTCCTGTATTACCATACTCAGGTGAGCAAACTATTCAGAGAGATACCAAGGTAACTGAGTTCTATACTTACTACCCACAAGGTATGGCACAGAAATTTGGATCTGTTGCAGGTAAGGGTGTAAAAATTGCAAAGGATTCAATCACATATGTACACTCAGGTTTAGTAGATAGAAATAAAAAACTTACACTATCATATCTACACAAGGCAATCAAGGGACTCAATCAGTTACGTATGATTGAAGACTCTCTCGTCATCTACAGATTATCAAGAGCACCTGAGAGAAGAATATTCTATATTGACGTTGGTAATTTACCTAAGGTCAAGGCAGAGCAATACCTCCGTGATGTGATGATGAGGTATCGTAACAAGTTAGTATATGACGCTAACACAGGTGAGATCAAAGATGACAAGAAGTTCATGTCTATGTTAGAGGACTTCTGGTTACCACGTAGAGAAGGTGGTAGAGGAACAGAGATCTCTACATTACCAGGCGGACAAAACTTAGGTGAATTAAGTGACATAGAATACTTCCAAAGAAAATTATATCGTGCATTGAATGTACCTGATTCTAGGGTATCTGGTGCAGGTGATAGTGGATTCAACCTAGGTAGATCTTCCGAAATCTTACGTGACGAACTAATGTTCAGTAAGTTTGTAGGTAGACTACGTAAGAGATTTAGTGGTTTATTCGTTGATCTACTGAAGACACAGTTAGTTCTCAAGAACATCGTTACTCCAGAAGACTGGAGTAAGATGGCAGAGCACATACAGTTTGATTACAAGTATGACAACCACTTTGCAGAACTCAAAGACCACGAGTTGATGACTGAGCGTCTCAACATCATGGTTGCAATCGAACCTTACATCGGCACATACTACTCAAGAGATTATGTCAAACGTAAGGTTTTACGTCAGACAGATGAAGAGATAGAAGAGATGGCAGCAGAGATGGAAGAAGAGAATGAAATGGGAATGGGAGTACCATTAGAAACTCAGAACCAACTAATGCAAGGTGCTATTGATACTGAGGTAGCAAATCAATCAGCATCATTAGGTAAGAACAGTAAGGAACCAGACCTTGATGGTGCTAAGAACGGAGGTAGCACAGAGGCACCTGAAATAAATATCAAGAAAGCCAAGATATAAATACACATAAGTGTTTTACTAAAATATGGATTCTGCTGAATTAATTGATATGATGGCTGGCGATGCTCCATCTTCGGAAGTCGCTGATGCTATTAAAAGTTTACTTTATGCAAAAACAGCTTCTGATGTAGAAGAGATTACTCCTGATATTGCTGTGGGCATGTTTGGAGATGAGGTACCTGATGAGGGAGATCCCTTACCTGAGGTAGGTGATGGTTTCGAGCAACCAGAAGCGGAGGTAGATCCAGTTGATACAGTTGAACAAGAACCCGAACAGGAAGAAGAATGAGCTGTACCCCACTGTCACTAGTCACTGATTATGGTGAGTTGTCTAGTGCTAACGCAACATCTGCTGTAACATCTGCTCAGTCAGTGAAGACTGGTGTGCTTTACGTAGTCTGCTCAGAGGCAAAGGCAGGTGGACACATCGCAGTTTGCAACACCGCAAACCAAGCAGGTGTTGGATCATTTCATGTAGCGAAGGGAGATTCATTCCTTTATCGTTACGGTCATCCAGCTAAGGCACCAGTTTCTGCCATCAGTAAAGCAAACGGTGCAGTACTAACTATTGATCATACAGATACAAAGTTCAAAGTAGGTGACTTCGTTACCCTCTCTGGATCTGCTGTAGGAACATACAATAGTACGATTGCACATAAAGAGATTACAGCAATTCAAAGACCTCAAAGATCTAATGAATTCAAAACAACTATCACAGTTGACGCTAACACATCATCTCTTGCAGATTTTACTGGCACAGCAACATTATCAAAGTCTGTGATTTTCAGACTTGCACCTGAGACAGCATCAGGATGCACACTCCACTTACACGAGGTAGGAATAGGATGAAATTAATTTCAGAAGAAATAGAATCAGTTGATATTCTTACTGAAGAAAAGGACGGGAAGAAGACTCTCTATATCTCAGGACCTTTTTTACAGGCAGAGGTAGTCAATCGCAACAAACGTTGCTATCCGATTGCCACTATGGTAAAAGAAGTCAAAAGATATAGCGATGAGTTTGTATCTAAAGGACGTGCACTAGGTGAACTAGGTCACCCCGATGGACCGCAAATTAATTTAGATCGTGTATCACATAAGATTGTTTCTCTTCAACAAGAGGGTAATAATTTTATGGGTAAAGCACAGATCCTAAAAACACCTATGGGTAAGATAGCAGAATCGCTTCTTGCTGATGGTGTAAAACTAGGTGTTTCATCTAGAGGTATGGGATCTATTAGTCAAGTTGAAGGAGTCAACTATGTTGGCGAAGACTTCATGCTTGCAACTGCTGCTGATATTGTAGCAGATCCAAGTGCACCAGACGCTTTTGTAGATGGTGTGATGGAAGGTAAAGAGTGGGTATGGGAAGGTAGCGTTCTTCGTGAGAGGAATTTAACCTCCGTTAAAAAGACAATAAATACCCTCGTGGATCAGAAAAAACTTGAGGAACATAAGCTTATGCTTTTCCAAAAGTTCTTGCAGGATCTATAATTGTCTAAATAATAAAAGAAATTCTTAGGATACTACGGAATTAACCAATGGCTGCGAACGAACAACTACATGAAATGGAGAACCAGGTTACTAAGGGTGCTGCTAAAGCAGACTCCATGCCAACCACTCCAAATTATGTGCCCGATGCGGGAGGAACAGGAGTAGAAGACTTAGGAGGTCCTACACCACAAAATAGCAAACCCGACGATAACAGTAACAAACTGAAGACACCTAGTGCTGCATTTGCTCAAACGGGTGACGCTCATTTTAAAGGTTCTGCTGGTGCAGTTCATCAAGACGGTCCTCTCGGTAACCAAAAAGATGGTATGAAATCATCTGGATATGGTAGAGGTGCCAATGAAGAGGCAGAAGCACCAGAAGGTGAAACCGTAGCGGAAGCTGAAGTTCAGGAAGATGAAACTATCGATCTATCAGATGATGTGAAAGCATTATTTGAAGGCGAGGAACTATCAGAATCCTTCCAAGAAAAAGCACGTACAATTTTTGAAGCAACTATCAAATCAAAAATTGCAAACGTAAAGGAATCGCTTGTAGCATCACAGCAAGCTCGTATTGATGAGGAAATTGGTCAGTACAAGTCTGCGTTACAAGAACGAGTAGACGCTTACCTCCACTATGTTGCATCCGAATGGATGGAAGAAAACAGATTGGCGGTAGAGTCGGGAATCAGAGGGGAACTCTCTGAATCCTTCATGACTGGCCTAAAAGGTCTCTTTGAAGAACATTATGTATCAATCCCTGAAGAGAAATATGATGTATTAGAGGCAATGGTCAGCAAACTAGATGAAATGGAGACTAAACTTAATGAGCAGATCGATAACAATGTTGTTTTGACCAAGCAACTATCTGTATCTGTTTCTGACAACATCCTTGACGAAGTTAGCGAAGGACTAGCACTTTCACAGAAAGAGAAGCTTGCCGAGTTATCTAAAGGTGTTGAGTTTGAGAGTGAAGAACAATACAGGGAATCTCTCGGTACACTGAAGGAATCTTACTTTGCTAAGAAACCTGTATCCGAAACCCAAGAGGTCATTTCTGAGGACGCACCTGTCGGTGAAGACGTATCTCCAGCGATGGAAGCGTATCTAAAAGCAGTGACTCAGTTCCAATAAATTAATTCAAACTTTATCCTAAATCAAGGGAGCCAAAAATGTTTAACTCTGGACAACTCCAGAAGAAGTGGCAACCCCTCCTAGAGGCAGAAGGACTTGAGAATATCAAGGACAACCATAGGAGAGCAGTTACCGCACAACTTCTAGAAAACCAAGAAAGATTTTTAAGAGAGGAGAGAGCATTCTTATCAGAAGCACCTCCTACAGTAAA